CCTGGTCCGCCAAATATTCCTTTGCCAGTACGGTAGTAATCACTGCCTGCCATAGTTAAACACTCCGTTAGGATCAAATACAATGACGGCTTGAGAAACTAATTTATTGCCAGTCTTTCTAGCATGATGACCACAAAAATATAACTCTCCACTTGCTAAGGTGGCTCTTACCATTGCCTGAGCCCCACATTGATCGCAGCGGTCAGTAATTTCTAGTGATTTGTGCGTCTCTAATATAGTAGGCATAACCCAATTATGCCCTGTTTACCAGGTAATGTATACTCATACCAGGAGGAGTAAAAATGAAACTACTAGAAGTAATTAAAGCGTTTTGGTGCAAACATGTTGTTACTGAAAAAAGTTCATGCCCATTTACCGCTAAAACCTATGAAACTTGCGTTGACTGTGGTCAAATGGTTTCAGTAATGACTACCCATTCTTAATGCCACTTTATTCATACGCATGTGTTGGTTGTGATATTGATTATGAAAAAGAGCGTGGCATCAATGATCCAGAAGATAAATACTTCTGTGAACAATGTGGCTACGCTCTAATTCGAGTTTACTCTCCTGTTACAGCCGTCTTTAAAGGCGGCGGTTTTTACAAGACAGACAATCGTTAGTTGTAGTTAGGATCGTCTAACTTTGCTGCAGGAACTTCTTCTGTAACTGCTTTAACTTCAGCAACACTAGGTGTAACTTCAGTAACAATATCGTTTACAGGAGTAATCGCTGCATTAGAGTTACTACTGCCAATAAGAAGACCAGCAAGTGTTCCTGTAATAAAAGTTGCAACACTGCCTAACACATTAAAGAACATCTTATCATTTTCAGACTGTCCAGTAATTGGTTGTGTAACAAATATAAGGGCATACATAATTCCAACAGCGGTTATAAACAGAATAGAACCTAATGTAATACCTAAAATAAACTTTAATCTTGCATCTAAATCTTGAGGTGTTAATCTTTCTTTAGCCATTTTGTGTTCCTTCTGGTTCTTTTTGACCAACTAGATCTTCTGGACATGCCCCGTTGGCTGTACAGACTGGTGGTTTGCATTCTGCATTTTCCCAATTTGCAGGATCTTGACAAGGATACCTGAAATGCCCATCATACCCACAACTTGTAAGAAGGGCGGTCAGAATCATCGTAAAGAATACTTTTTTTAACATAGACCAATTATCAGTCCTGTTGGATACCTAGTCTTTCTAAATACTTTTCTTTTTCGCTCATTAGATACTCTTCAATACGTTTATATTGAATTTGGGTCTGTTCTTCGGTTGCTTTTATCTGTTCTTCAGTCATTTCTCCACTTAGTTCTTTAAAGGTTTGGACAGCAAGGTCTAATTGATTTTTAATTAGGGCTGACCGTAATTGAGCCTGATTCCAAAGGAATTCGGCTTGTTCTGTTTTTCTCTGTGTTTTTTTATCTTGGGTTTTAGACATCCCCAGAGCCTATCATAAAATTAGATGAGCAGTTTTTGCGTCCTCATGCTCAGGAGGCTCATATTAAGTTGTAGGGAAATACTACTTAATAGTCTTTAATTTGTACTTCTTAGCCAACTTGTTATAAAGGGCTTTTAGACTTGCAATTGCTGCATTTAGATCAGCAATCTGCTTTGTAGCAGTTGCGGTGGCTGAGTCATAGGCTGCTTTATCAGCGGCACGACCAACCTTCTCTGCTGCAAGTGCTGCTTGGACTGCTGCTAACTCACCTGCAAGATCACGAATAGCAATGTTCTTGCTAACTGACCCAACAGGAGTTGACATGCCAGCAATTGCAGTAGCAACAGTTGCATAAACAATTACAGTAACTTGACCTGCTGCTGGGATTGCTACATCAAATGTTTTAGTTCCATTTGTTGCTGTAACAGTGTCTGTTGTTAAAGTAGTTGCAGAGGCTGTAGACCCATTGCTTACAACAGCATTGATAGATGCTCCACCTTTTAAGTTTCCAAATACATCGTATCCAGTTACCTTTAATGATTGAGTACTTCCAGCCGCTGCTGAATCAGGTGCGGTTAGTGCAATTGCATTAAGTGCACCAGCAGTTCCTTGTACGTAATATGTAGTTGTATTTCCACGGATAGTTACAGCAACAGATCCTACTGCAGTTGTTTTTGTATAAACAAAAATATCAGCAGTGGTACCAGTTCCTGTACTAATAGAAAGACTTGCAGTTCCAGAGGATGCAGTAACTGGAGCAGTAGAAGTTGCTACGGCTGGCACTAGTGTTGCATTTGTAGCAACAGCAGTAACAACTGTACCAGTATCTAAACCTGTTACAGCAATCTTTAATGCATCTGCTAAATCAACGCTGTTATCTGCTGGAACAGGAAGTGCTACAGGAGCAGTTGCTGCTGTGCCTCCAGTTGCTGCTGAACCGTGAACGGTCAGAGTTAATATATTTGCATTTGCTGATGGAACTAAAAGAACGGTGCTTGTCAATGCTGCAGCACTAACAAGTGCAATTTTTTTCAGTGATATCACTTAGTTGTGTCTCCTTAAAATAGGCTCACGATGGAGTCTTTAAATACCTTATCTTCTTACATCTAATAAGACACTGAAGGAGTCGAAATGTTGTTAAAAGTGTTAAAAATAGTAAAAGAGCAGTATCTATAATAGACGCTGTTATTTTAATACATGTTTATGTTTATATCAGGAGTAACTTTTATAAAGTGTGATGTATCTCACAAAAGTTACTTAAGTTGTTCCTTTTCAATGTATGGACCTGAAGTAAAGGCTGTGAGTTTTGCAGCAATTTCCATAGCCTTCATTGGTTTAGCACCAGCATGTAAGGCTCCTAAAGCGTACGTTGCACCAGAGCCAACTGCATATGTTCCATCCATACTTCTCATAACAGCCAAATCTTGATCAATATCAAACAACTCGCCACCAACAGCCATTAAGAATTGGAATCGTAACCCTTCTTTAGACTTGTCGTGGTCCTCATTAAAGTCGTATCCATTTTCAGTCAAACATTTTCTAAAAGAAGGCATAGCCTTTGCAATCATAAAGTGATAGACATCTTTAGAATCTTTTGCAGTTAATTTTGGTGGATTCCAAATGTGTTGAGCAATGTCGCAAGGAGACACCTCTCCAGAACCAGCAATTATAAAATCACCACGTTCGGTAACTTTTGCCATCTGTGGATGTCGATAGATTCGACCACTGTCATCTGTTACTTGATTATCTGCAAGTAAGATGCAGCGATCTTCGTACTGTACTCCGATGATAGTTGTCATGGGCACCCCTTCAGTAGAAAGCCCCCCAAGAATACCAGATGGTTCTTAGAGGGCTATGGGGGTAAAATGTCCAGTTTATAGGAGTTTGACCAGTTCTGCCCAGGTCTTGGGGCCAACAATTCCGTTAGAGTCCAAAATGTCGTGATTGTCTTGAAATGCAATTACAGCCTTCTTTGTGGCTGGACCGTATTCTCCATCAGCCATTAGACCAAGAGCACGTTGAACAACCTTGACGTTGTTCCCCTTACTTCCAGGTTTAATAGTTCCTGGGAAGGTTGGTGTCTCTGAAACAGGGACGCTTGCTTCAACTTCGTTACCAACATAATCAGGGCGACCAAATCCAACAACAGATACCATGACCTTCTTTTTATTGGATATGTAGCCACGAACTTTTTTACAAACTTCTCCACCATTGCGCTGATCACCTTTTGCAGTTCCTGCAGTATTGCCTTCAATGCAGGTAACTGTTCCATCTCCATTGTTAGATACAACAATACCTACGTGAGAAATTCTATCTACACCATCTCCTGGAAAATCAAAATAGGCTATGTCTCCTGGTTTTGGAGAGGCATCTTTTGCGTCTACCCAGGTACCCATTTTTCTAAATGCTGTTGCACCTGCCACAGTTGAAACTGTATTAGGAACCTTTACACCTGCCTGATTAGCACACCACATAACAAAAGACCCACACCATGGTAGAAAATCAGCCTTGGTAAACTTACCGTACTTAGTCTCGTTATCTTTTGGACCTTCAATAGTGCCAACTTCTTTTTCTGCAACCTCAATAATTGCTGCTGCTGTGCCTTTGTCTGCCATCTGGCTCCTTTCGTATGGGGCTATTGTCGCAGTGTGATAGGTTTGGCACATGGCAAAAATAGTAGAACTAACAAAAGATGAGATTAGAATCTGTGCTCAACTGGGTATGGAACGCTGGCTATTAAAATGGGGCAGTATAGATCGCCCAAACTATGCTGAGGGCAAACGTCAAGGTTGGCTTGAGTTTGAACTAAATGCAAATATAAGAGCAAATGTTGCAGAGTATGCGGTGGCTAAACTTTATAAAATGCCCTGGAACGTTCCTTGGTATACAAATGAGGAGCATAAGAACCGAATTAATCACCCTGATGTTGGGAATAACTTAGAGGTGCGTTGTGTCAGAACAAAAGATGCAATACCTGTATGGAGCAAGGATGTAAATAAGAACGCCATAATTGTTGGCACAAGAATTCACGATCTAGAGTATTTCTCTTCAGTAGAGATATATGGCTGGCTACCAGTAGCAGAGTGTCAGAGAGATGAGTGGTGGTCTCAAGAGAAGTCAGGAAATTGCTGGAGAGTTCCAGTAGAGGAGTTTAGGGATTCGATTCCAGACGACTCATTAATGTCTTTGCACGTCTAGACGGCTCCTTAGTGAGGAAGCCTCTTCCCTTGGCTTTCTCATAAGGAACTGCAGTTGCAAATTGATCCGAAGTTGCATCAAGTATCTTGCCTGATGAATGCTTTAAGAACCAGTGACTAGTTCCTTCATGTTTAATCTGCATCGGAGTATACCCAGCAGATTTACCACCTAGTGCGTGATAGACCGCCTCACTGGCGACGTAGCAGTGGCCAGCGGTCTTGCACTCGTGTCCACGAAACTTTGCACTACGTAGGTCATCAGTTAGATGCTCTCTAACATTAGAAACTATTTGGTGATCGTAGTTGTTCATTGAAACTGCTTAAAGTGAGCAGGATGAATATTAGTAGGCACATACTCTTTGCCCATCTTTTCATCATAACTTCCCTTATCGGTGAAGTTAGTAGTCATCGCTAAATGATTACCTGCAAAGTTTTCTTTTCTTTCACCTAATCCTGGCTGACGATAAACTGTCACGGGTACATGAGAAACACCCTCTGCCATTGCAGCCTCTAGTCTATGGTGACCTTCACCAACAACGCCCCACTTATTAGCGTGATCATATGCAACCATAATTGGATTATTAACACCTTTGCCACTCTTAATGTCTCCTCTAATTCCAGCAATAACTTTAGAACTAGAAGGTTGGGCATCAGCACCAAGACGTCTATGTTCCATCAAAGGAATTAATCGCTCAGTTTTAACCATGCCAGTAGCACTCTCACTCTTATCACCTTCTAGATGACCTTTACCTCCTGCTTTTCTTATTTGAACATTTTCAGGAACAGGCATATTAAATTGTCTTTGATTTAACATTATGCTTGCATCTCTTTAGGATTTTTATATGTACGTTTTCTTGCTGGACGTTTGCTATCTTTACTTGCTACCCAAGAAGAGAATGTTGGAGATTCATTTCTTCTTAATCCATTCCAATTGCCTGTAACAGGATCTGCTTCAGGTCCAGAGATACCTGTAACTTTTACTTTTGCGCCAGGTTTAACTGGAACTTCCTTTTCTGGACGCTTCATCTCTTTATCTCTTGAATCAACTTGAGCACGACTCAATCTCTTACTATCTGTCTCTACAGCACTAATAGGAACCTCGGCATGCATGACGGTGCCAAAGGATCCAGCAAACCTTCTTGCTACTTGAGGATCTGCTGACCAATGCATTCCAAGAGGTGCATCCTTTTTAAATTTACGAGTTACACCACGGTGTACTTGAAAAGTTAATTCTGATTGATTCCATTGTTGTTTAGATAAATTATCTTGAGCAGCCATTATGCTTTCCACTTTCGTGGTGGAGTGTAGGTGCGTGTGCGATCTCTCTTGTCACTTAACTTAGTAACAGCAGTTACGTGCACGGTGCTGCCCTTCTTAACAGGAACTTCATTTTCCCAATACTCATCGTAGACTTGATTCTTCTTTAATACATCAGGACGAGTTTCACGACTCTTCTTAGCCACTTGTCCTTCAATTACAACGCCAGGTCCACGCCGAATAGGATTTCTTGCAAAGCCGACGGCTCTCTCTGGATCCTCTGTCCAATGCATGCCGAGGGGTTTTTTTATATCGGTAGTAAAACTTAGCCCACGATACAGAGTGTGAAACTGCTTAGGAGATAGATTACTCATCTTCTTCCCTTGGCTCAGACCTCTTAGGCTTCCTTACGTTATAACCTAACTTTGGTCCTTGCATTAAATCTCTAATTCCCTCAGCACTCGCCATCTGCGTTTTATTTAAATTGTTATTTACCCATGCAGAAATATAATCGGCTCCACCCTCTTCATTTACATCTTTAACTTTAAAGCGCTCCTGGACGGATCTTTTCCCATAAGAAGATCTAGAGTAACCACTCTTTGAAAAACTCTTCTTCTTCATTTCTTATCCTTGGGAGTAAAGTGATCATGAGGCTCGCCAAGACCAAATTGTCCTTGATCATGTAAATGATTGTGAAAATCAAGGCGAGTCTTATGTGAGCCATCTTCATTGGGTGTAGACATAAATGCATTTGATTCTTCAAAGGTCATGGCATGCTTATGATACTTAAGAGAATGCCAATCAACTTGCCACTTATCGGTTGGATGTGGAATCCACTTCTTTGAACTCATATTGACATCCATCCCGCATACTTAGCATCAGGATTATCTATATGCCATTGCTTCATTAATTTATTTTGTTTATCCCAATTAGTGTCGTGAGTATCAAGGCCGCACTTGGGGCACAAACTTATGCCTATACTCTTATAGACATGCTCACACATGGTCGTCATGGGTTCACCTGTCTCTTTGCTACTAATTCATCAAAGTCTTTAATCTTCGTGCCGCCACCATATGTCCAAGCATAACCTTCATTGATTAGTTTTTGATTAAGTGAGAGATCGGCGCCATCTAAGAATACCCACCCAAGTATGCGTCCGTACTTCTCTGATGAGTCGGGCTTCTCCGTCTTAATTACAACGTCTTTTGCCGCCGCTAATTCTTTTTTAATTTTTTCTTTAACTTCCAAGCCGAGGGCTTTTTCTTTTGCATCAGTTGTACGGCTCTCAGGTGTATCTATACCTGCTAGGCGCACACGAGAGAAGAATGAGACAGAGAACCCTAAATCAATATCAACATCGATAGTATCGCCATCAACTACCTTGTGGACCTTCTTAACACGGTACTCATACATTATTTTTTAACCTTTGGTCGGTATGGCTCAATGCGTGACTTGATAGATCCATCTTTTCGCATGATGACTATCCAGCCATCTTTAATCTGCATCTTGTTAAATGGTTCGTTACGTGAGTATTTGGCGCTCATTTAATCTCCATCTCCCTTGGGAGGTGTGTGTTTTTCTAAATACCACTGTCTTGTGCTTTCGTAATCATGTGTCACTGGTAATAATTGTTTAGGATCAATCTTTTCCATTGAAGCAACACGGTGATGTCCGTTTCCGATGTAACCCTCTGGATAGTTATGAGAGTATCCGATCTCTACAGGATTTTGGACACCTTCTTTTTTAAATGTTTCATAACGACTCTTTGGTTCTCCAAAACGTTGACGAGACTCTTTAAGTTTCTTGGTCCACAATGCAGGTT